TATAATCCTCGCAGAAAGCCATTTTTTAAGATTTTCGAAAATTTTTTTTGGATTTTGGAGGCGGTTAGAAGATGGAGCGAGAAGAAGAACTTCTTTCGCTACTCAATGGATTGGATTCTTCTTTTCAGACAACGTTTCAGGAACTTGTCAAAGAGATTTGTTTCTTGGAAGGTCAGTTGAAGGAGTTGAAACAGTATCCTTTTATCGTTGTGCATCCGGATAATCCAGCGAAACAAAAGACAACACCAGCAGCCAAACAATACAAAGAATTTTTACAGCAGTATAACAACTGTATCAAGACGATACTCAGAACTTTAGAACGAAATGAAGTAGAAGAAGAATCGCCACTTGCTTTGTATCTGAAGGCAATGAGGGAATCAATGAATCATGAGTGAGTGTTATCTGGTGCAGTACCGTGAAGCTATCCGGACCGGTGAAATCGTCGCAGGAATTGAGCTGACAACGGAGCTTGACAATCTGATTGCCGACTTGAATAATCCTCGTTATATTTATGATACCACAGAAGCCCACAGACGAATTCACTTCATGGAGAATTGCATTCGTTTGACAAAATCACCATTCTATGGAAAACCAATGAAGCTGATGCTTTGGCAAAAAGCTTTCATCGAAGTGATTTATAGTTTCAAGATGACTGATAAAAAGTATGTTGATAGTTTCGGGGACGAAAAGTATGTTGACAGATTTCAGAAAATCGTGTTGCTCATCGCCAGAAAGAACACCAAGTCAGAAACCTGTTCCGCTTTGGGACTGACTGAAAGCATATTAGGAAATCAAGGTGCTGACATTGTGTGCAGTTCCAACGATGACAATCAGGCTAACATCTTGTATGATGCCATTGACACGATGCGTAAAATGATTGACCCGAAAGAACATGATACTCACAAAAATCAGAGATTCATTAAAATTCTGGCGACCAATTCCAAAATTTTCAAGTTATCTGACCGAACCAGAAACAAGGAAGGCAGAAATATTGATTTTGCTGTTGTGGATGAGGTTCATGAAATGAAGGACAATGTGATTCTGAAATCTATTGAACAGAGTCAAAGCTTGAAAGATAATCCAAAACTTATCATCATCACGACAGAAGGCTTTGTGAATGAGGGTGCTTTAGATGAGATTTTGAGAGACTGCCGGAGAATCATCAACGGAGAAGAAGACGGCATTTCCGCAGAAAGAACCTTGCCTTGGCTTTACACTCAGGATAGCGAACAAGAAGTATGGCAAGATGAGCAGAGTTGGGTAAAGTCCAATCCGTCTCTTGGTATCGTCAAAAAGTGGGACTATCTCAGAACACAGATTGACACAGCAAAAAAAAGCAGGGCAGACCGGATTTTCGTTTTGTCAAAGGATTTCAATTTTAAGCAGAATGGTGTTCAATCATGGCTCAATACAGATGATTATCAATATCCTGCTGTGTTTGATATAGAAAGTTTCCGTGGGTCAGTGTGCTTAGGTGGTGCTGACCTCTCGGAAACTACTGATATGACATCTGCTAAAATTTTGATGCTCCGAAAGGACGACAGAACAAAGTATATCTTTCAGCATTATTGGATTCCGGAGTGGAAACTAGAAAGTGCAGCCGACAAACAAGCTGGTGCTGACTATCCTGCATGGGCGAAGGCTGGACTTCTGACAATCTGTGAAGGCAATGAGATTGACCTGACACAAGTTGCGGACTGGTTTTATAGACTGTATAAGGACTATGGTATCAGGCTTTTTATGTATGGCTATGATGTGAAATTTTCGAAGCAGTTTACAAATCGGATGAACGATTACGGTTTTGAAGGTGAACTCATCCTGCAAAACAAGCCAACACTCTCCAATGCAGTCAAACTCTGTGAAGCAGATTTTCGGTCAAGGCTCATCAACTACAATCAAAATCCTATTGATGCATGGAATTTCGGAAATGCATCCTTGGAAGTAGACAATTTAGGCAACTGTCAAGTAGTCAAGATTGCCGGACAACCTTGTAAACGTGTTGATGGAGCTGTTACTTTGACAATCTGTTATGAGATGCTTAGACGGTATCGAAACAAAATTATAGAAGCATTGAGGTGATAACAATAGGATTTCTTAATATTTTCAAAAAGAAACCAGTCCCGAAAAGTGCAACTTATGCAAAGATGTTGAGTGGTCAAGCTCCCATTTTTACACAGTTTGGTCAGAACATCTACGCATCAGATGTGGTGCAACAAGCGATAGCTTGCATTGTGCAGGAAATATCCAAACTCAGACCGATGCACGTTAGACAGACCAACAGCATTGACCTGACTGTTGTTTCTGGAAATGTACAGAATGTGCTAAACGCTCCTAATCCCATTATGACAACATCTGACTTTCTGGAGAAAATCACATGGAATCTGTTTTTCAACTATAATGCGTTTGTCTTACCTGTTCGGGAAAATGGGAACTTGACAGCCTTATATCCGTTACAGCCTTCCAACGTGGAATTCTTAGAAGATGTAACAGGCACATTATATATCCGTTTTACATTCAGAAACGGGTACAGACCTGACCCCATCAAGGCGGAAAACATCATTCACATCCGGAAGAACTATTCAGTGAATGACTATATGGGTGGAAATGAGTTCGGTCAGCCTGACAACGATGCACTGTTGAAGACATTGGGGCTGAACCATACGCTTTTACAGGGATTGTCAAATGCTTTGAAAACAAGCTTTTCTGTTTCTGCTGTTGTGAAGTATAACACTATGATGGATAACGGCACAACAGAAAAAGCTATCAAAGACCTTGAAGAACACCTGAAAAACTCTGAAAATGGATTGTTACCGCTGGACTTGAAAGCGGAATACATTCCCATTGTGAGAGATGTCAAATTCATTGATGATGATACCCTGAAATTCATAGATGAAAAGATACTCCGTTATTTTGGTGTTCCCTTATGCATTCTGAAAGGGGACTATACAAAAGAACAGTATGAAGCCTTCTATCAGAAAACGCTTGAACCCATTGTCTTGAAACTGTCTCAGGCATTCACAAAAGGCATTTTCACGCAAAGAGAAATTTCGGGCTATTCAAATAAGATTGTATTTTTTGAGAAAGAACTCATTTTCATGACGACAAGTCAAAAATTGGAGTTTGCAAGATATTTAGGCGATAGGGGAGACATTTACGAAAATGAACTCCGTGCAATGTTCGGGCTGAATCCTCTTCCGGAGCTGGAGGGGGTTAGAAAGCAATCACTGAACTACATTGATTCAGAGATAGCAAATCAGTACCAGTTACAAGGTAAAAAGGAAGGAGACAAGGACAATGCTTGAATTTGTCAGAAGAAGTTACCCTATTGAGGTCAGAGCTGAACCAGATGAAACAGGGCATATCATCACAGGCAGACCCATTATCTTTGAAAGCAAGACCGATTTAGGCAAGTTTTACGAAGTCATTGACAGAAATGCACTGCATGAAGCTGATTTATCAGATGTCAGCTTGTTGGTCAATCATAACTTGGATATGATACCGCTTGCAAGGTCAACAAGTTCCAATCAAAATAGCACTTTGCAATTGCAACTTGATACTAATGGGCTTACTATTCGTGCAAATCTGGACATTGAAAACAATTCCAGTGCAAGGGCTTTATATTCTGCTGTTCAGCGTGGCGATATTTCCGGAATGTCATTCGCCTTCTGGTTATCTGATGTTGAATGGTACGACCTTGATTCTACCAAACCGACCCGAAGAATCACGAAAATTGAGCGAGTGCTGGAAGTTTCGGCTGTCACCTATCCGGCATATGAACAGACTGAAATACAGGCTCAAAGAAATCAGATTCTGCTTGATGAAGCGAGAAGAAGTCGCCCATCGGAAGAACTCACGCTTGAAAAGATGAAATTTAATGTACTTTTTGGAGGTCAATCATGAAAGTTTATTTACAGAATCTTATCAACCAGAAGGAAACACGCTTGAATGAAATCCGCTCCATTGTTGCAAAATCCTCGGATGTTGAGGAAGTACGCAGACTTTCAGCGGAAATGGAAAGTGTTCAGAAAGAAATGAATGAAGCGAAAGAACAGCTTTCAAAACTTGAACAAAATGAAAGTCGTTCCAGTGCGCCCTTGAATCCGCTTGCTACCTATGGCGAACGTAAAGCTGAAGAACCAAAGGACACAAGCATTGAGTATCGTGTTGCTTTTGCAAACTACGTTGCTAAAAGAACCCCTATTCCAGCGGAACTTAGAGCGACTACCACAACTTCTAACGTAGAAGCGATGATTCCGGAGAACTTAGTGAATCGCATCATTGAGCAGGTAGAAGCTATCGGAATGATTTTGCCTCTTGTTACCAAGACAAATTTTGCAGTCGGTCAGAGAATCCCTGTGGACGGCATCAAGCCAACTGCAACATGGGTTGACGAGGGAGCTGGTTCAACGGCAATCAAGAAAACAGCACCTACTTCCATTACTTTCAGTGCCTTCAAATTACGTTGTGAAGTTCGATATACACAGGAAGTTTCTGTTCAGACTTTGCCAGCATTCGAAGCCCTATTTGTAAAGCAGGTATCCGAAGCAATGACAAAGGCAATTGAAAGCAAAATTCTTTCTGATAGTGACGGCACTTCTGCTCCGACAGGTATCTTTTATAATCCTAACGAATCAACTAATCCGGATGCAAGTGTAAAAATCACAGACAGCACAGATTTGACCTATGCAACACTGCTTTTGATGGAAGCGAGACTTCCTCAGCAGTATGATAGCAATAATGTGAAGTGGCTTATGTCTAAAACAACCTTCATTCAGTTCCTTTCTATGTTGGATGATAATGGTCAGCCTGTTGCACGAGTGACACAGGGCTTGACTGGAAAGCTTGAGCGTGTTCTTCTTGGGCGAGAAGTTGTCTTGACGGGTGATTACCTGCCTTCCCTTGCTCAAAGTGTTACCAAAGACACAACAATTGGCTGTTTGTTTGACCTGTCTGAGTACACCCTGAATACCAGCTATGACCTTGGTGTACAGTCAACAGTAGACTGGGACACAGAAGACCACAAAACAAAGGCGGTTATGAGCGTTGACGGCAAGGTTATTCAGAGGGGCAGTCTTGTAAAGTTGATACAGAAAAAAGCATCATGATAAGGAGCGATAAACAATGGCAGATGCGACATTGATTGAAAAAGTCAAGATAGCAATGGGAATCTCAGGTGATGAAGTCAACGATACTTTATCGCTATATATTGATGAGATACTTGACTATATGACTAATGCCGGAGTTTCCGAAGAAATGGCGGTTGCATCTGTCGGAGTTGTTGCAAGGGGCGTATCTGACTTATGGGATAATGACGGCGGTAACGTGAAATTCTCTCCATTTTTCCATGAGAGAGTTTCACAGCTTGCCCTAAAGTCAACTTATAAGGAGGAATCGACATGATGTACCTGCCTAAAGCAAGAAAACAGCTCCGTACTCCTGTGACACTCCTGAAGACAGGAGAAATCAAGAAATATAACGGGGTTGCCTATCGTGAGAATACTATTCATGCAGATTTGGTATGGGCAAATTGGAAGTCTTACGGCGGAACTGAAACGGTTGTTAATGGGTTGACTGTCATTGAAGAAACGGCACAAGTTACCATGCGATACCGCCCAGACATCAAAAAAGGCTGTCAAATGCAGTTACCAGATGGACGAACTTATGAAGTCATGGGAGAGCCTGAAAATCCGGATATGGCTAACCGATACTTGATTTTTAAGGTCAAACGTATCAAAGGGAGTGCTTAGAATGGCAAACAAAGTAAAGTTGGATTTTAATGGTTTTGAGAAAATGCTGACAAAATTGCGTTGTGTGGACGGAAATGTGACACAAGCCACTGAGACAGCCTTGAAAAAATCTCATGCTCATGTCACAGCAAAACTTGAAAAAGCCATTGCCCCACATAGAAAGACAGGAGATACAGAAAAATCTCTTGATAAGAATCCAACTGTGGAGTGGTACGGATATGAAGCAAGCGAAAATGTTGGTTTTCACATTTCAGAAGGCGGTCTTCCGTCTATATTCCTGATGTATGGGACAACAGTTTTCGGTCAACCGCACATTGACCCTGATAAAGAACTTCACGATGCTATTTATGGTACGAAAATCAAAAAGGAAGTACACAAAATTCAGCGTGAAGTCATGGAAAAAGCGATAGAAAGGGCAATGAAGAAATGAAAGATGTTTTGATTTCCCTTTTAGAATCACTGAGTTATCCGGTATTCTTGCAGGGGAGCATTGATAACATTGATAGCTATCCGGATGACTTTTTCACGTTCTGGAACTATGAGAATCCGGAATCAGCATATTATGATAATCAGTCTAACCGTTGTGTTTATGGATTTTATGTCTACTTTTACTCTGTAAACCCCATCAGAGTGGAGCAGGTTACAGAACAGGCACGGCAGTTACTAAAAAGAAACGGCTGGAAAACAAATGGAAAGCCTATTGATATTCCTGTTGACAGCCCAACGCATACAGGAGCTTTTTTCGAAGCTCGCTATACCAATTACTATCAAAAGGAGAGTGTAACAAATGGCTGACACACAAGTACACAGTAATGTTGTAGAATTCAGAGGGTGCGAAAATCTTGTTTATGCCGAAGTCACCGACGACAGAAGCTCAAGTTACGAAACAGGAATTGTCAAGTCACTTGCACCAGTGGCACAAATTCAAAAGAATGTGGAAACTTCTACCGCTAAAAAATGGTATGATAACAAAGCAATGATTACCATTCGCTCGGAAGGTTCAGATGAAGTAACACTTGTTGTTCCTGCTCTGGATTTGGCAACTCTTGCAAACTTGACAGGAAAAAAAGTTGACGGTACTACAGGAGCGTTTCTTGATACCCCGTCCAAGCCCAAATTGTTTGCAATTGGCTATAAGATTCTCCTGACAGACGGCACATATCGCTACGTCTGGAGACTCAAAGGCAGTTTCAGTATCCCCGACGAAGAAGCAAATCAGGATGATGACGGTACAGACAGCAATAACCAATCTTTGACATTTTCCGGAGACTTTACTATTCACAAGTTTGAGCATGGTGGAGAAGCTGTTAAGTCAGTTGTTATTGATGAGCGTGACGATAAGTGCGACCTGTCCACATTTTTCTCGAAAGTCCAGACACCTGATACCATTAGTGAACTGGTAAAACAGGGCTAATACAATCAAAGAGGGGCATTTCGTCCCTCTTTTTTCAAATGAGGTGATAACATGGAATTGAAATTGCACATTTATAAAGGTAAGGAAATCGTCAAGACCTATAAAACGGAGACTGTTGACTTGATGTATGGCACAGTAGAGGACATTCTCAACGTGTTGGAGCTGGATAAAATCAAGACAGGTGACAATCTGGAGATTGCTGCTTGTATCATGAAGGCATCCGGACAGTTAAAGCCATTCCTAAAAGACTTGTTTGATGGTGTAACAGATGATGAAATTCGAAACACAAGAATCAAGAATCTGATTGATATTTTCAGAAACTTGTATCAGTATGCAGTCTCAGAAATGAATCTTATCAGTGAAAAAAACTAAATCCAGAGGGGCAGTCCTCTGATACGGATTTGTACGACCTCCTCTTTGAGATAAATATCAATCTTTGCGACCGTTTTCCATCTTTAGACCCTTTTCGGGTACGTTCTCAACGTTTTCATGATGTGATGCTCATATTTTTGCGATTGACAGAGCAAATACAACGTGAAAAGTACGGAAAACAGGCGAAGAAGACCAAAAGCGGAAAAATTCTCCGTCTGGCTCAAAATGATGACTGGTACTAATGGGGTGTAAGAATGGCAAATAACACGGATAACTACACAAGCAAATTTCGGGTTGACATCAGCGACCTAAAGAAGGGTATCGCAGAAGCTAATAACATCATCAAGAAAGCAAATGCAGAATTTAGGAATGCAACTGCTGGAACAGATGATTGGAGCAAGTCTGCTGATGGACTGTCTGCAAAAATCCAACAGCAACAGTCCATTGTTGAGGCAGAAAAGAAAAAGCTTGCACTCCTGAAAGAAGAACTTGCACGATTGGAACAAAATCAGGAGCAGGGGAAAAGCATCATTGCAGAACTGACAGTCAAGCACCAACAAGCCGTTGAAATGTATGGCAAAGAGAGCGAAGAAGCCAAAAAGTACGCTAAACAGCTCACAGATGCAGAATCTGCACAAGAACGGAATGCAACTGCTGCTGAACAGCTCAGATTGAGGATTATCAATCAGGATACGGCTGTCAAAAATGCAGAATCACGGGTCAGCCGTTATGAATCTGCTTTATCAGACCTGCAAAGTCAGACAGGCTCATTGAATGAAATTGTCAAGAAACAACAATCAGAGCTTGACAGTCTCAAACAAAAGTATGTTGATGTTTCTACGGCACAGGGCAAGGACAGCAATGAAGCAAAAGCCTTAGCTCAACAGATTGAAAGCCTTTCCAGCGAACTCAAAGACAACAAAAGTAAACTGGAGGATGCTAGAAAGTCTGCTGATGAGCTGGATAAAAGCATTGATAATCTTGATGAACAGTCAGGTACATTGACTGATACCGTCAAGAAACAACAATCAGAACTTGACGAACTGAAACAAAAGTATATCAATGTTGCATCCTCTCAGGGAAAAGACAGCGAAGAAGCCAAAGAACTAGCTGGGCAAATCCAAAGTTTATCTGGAGAACTCCGTGAAAATCGTGATAAGCTTTCCGATGCGGAACAAGCAGCCGATATTCTTGATGATAGTCTTGAAGATGTTGGAGACAGTGCCAACGAAACAACAACCGGCGGTCTGAATGCCTTTGCTGTCGCTTTGGGGAATTTGGCAAGCAATGTGATTTCTGGGTTAATTGATAAACTGAAAGAACTCATCAAACAGACAGGTCAAGTTGGTATGTCATTTGACAGCTCCATTTCTCAGGTAGCAAGTACCTTTGGTTACACCGTTGACGAATTGGCAGATAGCACCTCTGAAATGTCAAAGAATATGGATGCTTTGAAAGATTTCAGTAAAGAAATCGGCGCAAATACGAAATTCAGCATGACACAAGCGGCAGAAGGTATGAATTTTGCTGCTATGGCTGGATGGAAAGCAGAAGAAATCCTTGAAGGTTATCAAGGCATTGTTGATTTAGCAGCATCATCCAATGAAGATTTGGCAACTACCGCCGATATTGTAACAGATGGTTTGACAGCTATGGGTTATGGAGCTGAAGATGCCAGCCACTTTGCAGATGTTATGGCAAAAACGGCATCTAATGCAAATACCAACGTTACCATTATGGGCGAATCTTTAAAGTATGCAGGAACAACAGCCGGACTTTTCGGGGAAGAAGCAGACGGAACGAACCGAAAGATTGAGAATCTTGCTCTTGGTCTTGGATTGATGGCGAACAGTGGTATCAAGGGAAGTCAAGCCGGTAATAACTTGAAAAATGCCCTTGTAAATTTGATAAAACCCACCAATGCACAAGCTATCGCTATGGAAAAATTGGGACTTGCAACCACTGAAATGCAAAAAGTCCTTGACCCCGAAGAAATCGAAAAAGCTGAAAAAGCATTGAACAAAGCGAGTGAAGCCTTACAAAATTCCGCAACCAATGTCAGCAATAAGATATTGGATGCGGAAAACAAACAGATTGCTTATAATAACGCTGTTGCCAAATACGGAGAAAGTTCTTCGCAGGCACAACAGGCATTGAACAATCTGGAAAAAGAACAAAATAAACTTGCTGATGCTCAAAGCAAGTATGCTGAATTGCAGAACGATTTGACAAACGCTCAAAATGCCTTAACAATCGCTCAAGAAGGAACTTATGAAGCTGTTGCAACGGGCGAAACAGCCTTTGCTAATGCAGATGGTAGCCTAAAATCATTGAAAGAAATCTATGATGCACTTCGCTCCTCTATGAGTACTGTCGGCGATGCCATCAAGAAAAATAACATTGACCTTGCTGATAGTGAAGGCAATGCAAGAGACCTTGATGACATCTTAAATGACTTGAGCGACACAGAAGCAAATCTCACAGAAGTAGAACAGCTCAAAAACGCTGCTATCGTTTTCGGAAAACAGAATATGGCTGGTATGCTTGCTATCATCAACGCAAGTGAAGAAGATTATAACAGCCTTGCAGATGCAATTTATAACTCTGAGGGTGCTGCTGCTAAGGCAGCGGAAACGATGCAGGACAATCTCGGCGGTGATTTGACTACCATCAAATCAAAAATTGAAGCCTTTGAGTATGCCTTGTACGAAAAATTTGAACCAACACTTCGAAAAATTGCTGATACTATTATGACTTTGCTCACAAATGCCATTACTAAAACAGACGAATTACAGCCAACATTTGATAAAATCGCTAGTGGATTTGAAACTGCTTTCAATTGGATTGTGGAACATGGAGCTGAAATTATTAGCACCTTATCTGGAATTGTTGCTGGAATTGTCGCATTTAAAGCGGTAACTGCTGTTCAAAAGGCAATTGACGTATTTAAAGCGTTTTTCGCTGTTATTGCAAATGAAGGAATAAAAGCAGCACTATTGACAGTATTCACAAATCCAATTGGTTTAGCGATTGCGGCAATCGCTGGACTGGTAACAGCATTTATAGTTCTCTGGCAGAGGTCGGAGAAGTTCCGTAACTTCTGGATAGGCTTGTGGAACTCTATTCAGGAAACGTGTTTCAAATTCTTTGATGCTTTCGTAGCAGGGTGGAACGGCTTAAAATCGTTCTTATCTGATGTTTGGGACTCCATTCAGGAAACTGTCTACAGCTATCTTGACGGCATCATCAACGCTTGGAGTGGACTAAAAAGTTTCTTTGTCGGTCTTTGGGACTCCATTCAGGAGACTGTCTACAGCTATCTTGATGGTATCATCAACGCTTGGAATGGACTAAAAAGTTTATTTGTTGGTCTTTGGAAGTCCATTCAAGAGACGGTACAAAACGGAATTGAAAGGGTTATCACATTCTTTTCTGGTTTATGGAAAGGAATTCAGAATATTTTCAAGGGTGTCTCTGAATGGTTTAACCAGAATGTATTTGCTCCCATCATTGACTTCTTCCAGCCCGTTATCACTTTCTTTGCAGAAGCGTTTGCAATCATCAATGAACTTTCTGAAGGAGTTGTCAAGCTTATACAAGCAGTTTGGGGCATTGTTTCCACATGGTTCAGCATAACAGTTATCGAACCTCTGAAAGCTGCCTTTGTAACCTTCTGGAGCAATCTAAAGCAAACGGCATCTGACACATCGGAAGGTATCAAGACTATTTGGAAGAGTGTCAATGTTTGGTTTAGTACAACAGTCATTGAACCACTGAAAACAGCCTTTGTGACTTTCTGGGAAAATCTGAAAAAGGTTGCATCTGACACATTGGAAGGTATCAAGACTATTTGGAAGAGTGTCAATGTCTGGTTTACAACAACGGTCATTGAACCTCTGAAATCAGCCTTTATTACTTTTTGGGACAACTTAAAACAAAAAGCATCTGACACATGGGAAGGTATCAAAAACATCTGGACGATAGTTCAAGTCTGGTTTACAACAACAGTCATTGACCCTGTGAAAAATGCATTTTCCAACGCATGGGATAGCCTGAAAAGGGGTGCATCTGATGCATGGGAAGGCATCAAGTCCGTATTTTCTCATGTTGCTGACTGGTTTGAGAACACCTTCTCCAGAGCATGGCAGAAAGTCAAAGATGTATTTTCCGCAGGTGGCAAGGTGTTTGATGGCATCAAAGACGGTATTTTCAACGCCTTCAAAGCCGTTGTGAACACGCTCATCAGAGGTATCAACACCATCATAGCGATTCCTTTCAATGCTATCAATAACGCATTGGACACCATTGCAAACATTCAGATTCTTGATTTTAAGCCATTTGAAGGGCTGATTTCACGTTTTACAGTACCAGAAATTCCACAATTGGCAAAGGGCGGTATTGTCAATCGTCCAACTTTGGCGGAAATCGGTGAAGATGGAACAGAAGCTGTCATCCCATTGGAGCGAAATAAAGCAGGACTGAAAATGCTTGCCAGAATGTTGGCAGAAGAAATACAGTTGCAAACAGTAGCTATCGCTCCATCTGGAGGAACAGTCAACAACTACACGTTCAATCAGACTAACAACAGTCCGAAAGCCCTTTCTCGTTGGGAACTCCACCGCCAAGCTGAAAATATGCTTCGTATGACAAAGAAGGTGTAGAATGTTCACATTAAAAATTGAAAATATGTATGGTCAGACCTTCGAACTCACACACAACACATCAAACTACAAAGTTGTTGGGGTCAGCGGTCTGACCTACCCAACATCCAATATCAACACCAGTGAGGGAATTACGGACGGAGCGTATTACAATTCACAACGCTTGCAAATGCGAAACATTGTGATTGATATTATGCTTGATGGCGATATTGAAGCCAATCGACAGCAACTTTATAAGATTTTTCCTATCAAGTCAAAATGTACAGTCTACTTCCGAAACGAGAATCGGAATGTGAAAATTGATGGATGGATTGAAATTGTCGGCGGAGATTTGTTCAGCCAACAAGAACAAATGCAAATATCAATCATTTGTACTCATCCCTATTTTGAGGGGCTGGAAACTATTCAAACGGAGCTGACAAGGGTCATGAAACTGTTTGAATTTCCGTTCTCGATACAAACTCCGATTCCAATTTCTGAAATCCGGACATTGCCATTTTGCACGATTATCAATGGTGGTGACATGAAATGTGGCTGTATTCTGGAAATTTCCATTCTTGGAGATGTCAAAGGACTAAGAATTTATAACACGACCACACAAGAGATGTTTGGAATCGATTATGATTTTCAGGCAGGTGACATCATCATGATTGACACGACAACAGGAAACAAAAAATGCATCGTTAAGAGAAATAATGTCGAAATCAACCTACTTTTCTATCGTGCTGTTGGGTCAAAATGGTTTCAGTTGGTATCTGGTGCGAATGATTTTACCTTTAGAGTATCAGAAGGACAAGAGTTCGTCAAAATCCTGTTCACAGTAGTTGAACGTTTTGGAGGTGTTTGATACCGTGAACATTTATGTGTGGAAATACACCAAAGCACAGGGCTTTCAAACCGTCACTCTGATTGACTATGCGATTTCTGTTATCTGGATTAGGCGGTATCAAGAAACAGGCGAATTTGAGCTGTATCTTCCTGCAACAGCAGAACTATTCAGTTTGTTTCTGGATGATTTGACCTTCTTGACAAAAGAAGATGAAATTGAAACAGCTATGAAAGTGGAATCTGTACAGTTGACAACTGACCCCGAAGAAGGGGACAGGCTCATTGTTTCCGGAAGGTCTGCGGAATGCATTCTCAGCCAAAGGATTGTTACCAATCGGAATATCTACGATGAAATTCGTGCTGACTCCGTGATATTCCGATTGATTTACAACAATGCAATCCCTCACGCACAACTGATAGAATCAAGGGGAATCCCTGAAATGGCAAACGGTACAATTATAGATGGCTTTGAAGAAACTGTTTCGGGCTCATTTTATATGGAAAATTTGCTTGACAGTGTCTGGAGTATCTGCAAGACTGGGCATATCGGATTCAGAACCATTTTTACAGGTTCAGGGTTTATCAATCAGCCCTATGCAGGAGCTGACCGGACACAAAAAGTCATTTTTTCTTCTGAGTTCGAAAATTTAGGCAACACAGAATACTTATATGATATGACCAATTACTTTAATTCTGTTACAGAGACAGCAAAAAAAGAAGACTGGATTTGTGAAGCAACTGTCACGGACAACAGCGAAGGAATGCTTTTAATAGAGCATCACGTTGAATCTGAAAATCTTGATACAAGCGAAATGACAGCTGACGACTTGAGAACGGAGCTGAATCGAAGAGCCAAAAATAATTTGTATCAATCCAAAGTCAAGCAAGAATTTTCGGGAGAAATTGTCAACACTGAAATGTACCGATACGGCATTGATTACAATCTTGGCGACAAAGTGAGCATTGTTAATGGGTACGGAATCGAGGGAACGGCAATTGTAACCGAAATCACAGAAACAGAGGATGCATCTGGTTACAGGCTCATCCCCACATTTTCAGATTGGAAGGTGATAACATGAGCGTAACATTCGGATTTTTTGATAGCGTTGATGGTGATAGGAAATATTCAGCAGATGATTTCACCAGATTTCTCGGCAACTTAATTTCAGATGGTGTGATTGCAAGTCCTTCCAACGGCTTACAGGTACAGGCAACAGAGGGAATGATGGTCAAGGTCACAGCCGGATGGGCTTATATTCAAGGACATTATGTTCACAATGACACGGATTTATACTTGACTTTGGACGAACCAGACATCGTGCAATATCGGGCAGACAGAATTGTACTCCGTTTCGACAGAATCAACCGAAAAATTGATATTGCTGTCAAAAACGGTACTGTTAGCGAATATCAAAGTGTTGTACCAACATTACAGCGTGATGAGAACATTTGGGAGCTGTCTCTTGCGTGGATTTGGACAGGTGCAGGCATGGAAGCAGTCGAACAACAGCACATCCATGACGAACGAGGACAGACGGATGTTTGTGGCTGGGTCACAGGTCTGATACAACAGATTGACACAACAAACCTCTTTGCACAGTATGATAACGCTTTCTGGACTTGGTTCAACGGCATCAAAAGGGACTATGACAGTACCTATGTCTGCAATGGAGTTGATGACAATGTACAGCTTCCCTTGTTCATCCAGCAAGTTCAACAGAGGCGACCGAACATCAATACAATTGCAATTATGGGGACATTTGGTATTGATGATACCACGGAAGACACAGGTAGTTACAGCACCATTGTCAGCTTGTGGATTGATAACAGCGAAAATAAGCCTATCACTTTGGATTTTTCCAGATGTGACGAAATCCAGTTCACAAAATCAAATGATTTTGCATTGTTTCAGAACTGCATCATCAAAAACTTGAAACTTGCCGTCAACTGCGAACTGGATAGGGGAGAATCCGGCTACTTGAATACTTGCATCCAGACTGAAAAGGTAACACTTGAAAACTGCTCCATCAGCGGAACACTCACAGGCGAAATCAGGCTGTTTTATCAGGTTGTCAGAATGCTTGATGAAACAGACTGCTGTAAAAACTGCAATGTTGATATAGCATTTGCGGATAATCAGATTGTTGGCATCTTCACCTCAGGAAAAAATCACATTGAAGATACCAATATCAAAGTCGCTGGAAAATCGGCAACCGGAATTTATGTTGTCTCTAGTTACCTTTCAAACTGCATTGTTTCCGCACTTGCCGACGAAAATGGGGAAGGCATCAGCATTTCTAGTGACTGTTTCGCTAGTAACTGCGACATCACAGGCTACACCAAAAACACCGCTGACTATCATGGTTGTGGCATCTACAGCAGCGGAGCGGTGAAAGTCTATCTAAATGGCATCCGGAGCGTAGCAAGTTCACCTACCTTATATTCTTGTACCAATTCCATGCGATTGGCTGACGGAAGCACAGGATTCTATACAGGCATTTTCAGCCCGTCAATTTATGCTCCTGATACAGTCGCTACCAATCAGCCCACCAGAATCTTGACACAGGCTCAGTATGATGCAATAACTCCAATCACTGGTGTGATTTACGCGGTTGAGGGGTGATAAAATGCTGTTAAATCAAACGGACGATATCAAAAACGGAGACAAAGACATTAGGTTTGTCTACTACAACACGGGCATTATCTGGGAAAGGTCAGCAGGCGAAACCGGAGAAATGACAGATACTCCTCCAGTGACATTTACTGGTCGTGCAGGAAAACTTGTTGACTATAAGATATGGGGCAATGAAGGCGGAGTGGGTGTACTGGATGGTACAGACTATGTTATTCCGATTACTGTGACAAAAGCACAAAGCCAGAATCAAGTTAATATCAATATTGGTGACACTCCACTGAATTCGGATGAATATGTAAGTTATCAGGAACAGAAAATTTATCGTTATGCTAACGAGCCATTTGATTTGGTAATTGATGATACTCATGTCTTTTATGGTGTGACTATCGCCGTTTCTGCCTCTGACGGAACACTCACAGCAACAGGAACTTGCAAGTATGACACATGCATGACCATCTGCAACGGTATCACTTATCTTGGGGCAAACATCAATACTGTATCCATTCAGACTGCACACGCATTTGCAGTGGAAAATGGAAAGACTTACAAATTTTCCTGCCCCAATTCAGCTGGAGGTGGAGCTAGTGGCAAAGTACAGCTTCTGATAGGGAAAAGCACAGCGAGCATCAGGAATTCTTCAAATAGGGCTATCCTTGTACAGGATGGTGAAAGCTTTACTCCATCAAATAGCGAAACGTACTGTATGCCTGTTTTCTATGAACTACTAGACCAAGTTTATAGTGGAAGCACAATGCCTAGTTTATCTAGTGTTGACTCAGTATCAGCTCAGCTTCCTGCGATTTCGGTTTTCAACGGAACAAGTACACTTTCGGTCGACACAACTGTTCAGCCTGAAAAAATGTATATTAAGTACCAGAAACAAGGATGATGATAAAATGCAATATATCATTATGTTACTGCTTGTCATAGGCTTGGCAAGGTTTTCCGTACATCAAAAATTCTGGGGTTGCGCCACCTTATCAGAGAGGTTTTTCCGACTTGTATCTTGGGAGGATGCCTGTTAAGCGTGCGTATCTTGGGAGGAGGCTTGTCAATCGGGTGTATCGTGGGAAAGTGCTTGTATTCGAAAAGGGGTGATTTTATGGAGTTGGATGAGTTTGTAAAATGGCTGTCGGCTGAATTTTTCGCCTTGGCTGGATTTTTTTGGGGCGGTATGGACGGGCTTCTGACTGCGCTCTTGGTGTTCATGGTGCTGGATTACGTTTCGGGGGTCATCATCGCTTACAAAGAAAAACGGCTTTCCTCGGAGGTGGGCTTCTGGGGACTTGTCAAAAAATGTATGATTCTGGCTCTGGTGACAGTGGGGCATTTCCTCGATTTGCACGTCATGGGGGGCGGTTCGTCTATGTTCCGTTCCGGTGTGGTGGGGTTCTTCCTCGCCAATGAGGGCTTGTCAATCTTGGAAAATGCCGGAAAATTGGGCGTTCCATTGCCTGACTTTCTCAAAAAAGCATTGGAGCAGTTGAAAAATGGGGACAAATCCCTCTGAAAGGAGTAAATTATTATGGGGTTCGAAATGAAAATTAGAGATTCCAGAACGGACGGCGACAAACTCAAACAATTTGTCGATATCTGGGCGGATTCTGCAAGCGATATTCCTACTGCAAAAACTGACTGGGTTGCTGGGTCAATCGCATTTGCTATTGATACAGGGGT